TTGTGTTGTGTTGTGTTGTGTTGTGTTGTGTTGTGTTGTGTTGTGTTGTGTTGTGTTGTGTTGTGTTGTGTTGTGTTGTGTTGTGTTGTGTTGTGTTGTGTTGTGTTGTGTTGTGTTGTGATGGTACAATATTATTATTAATAGCAGATGATGAAATAGATGATATATTAAATAATTTAAATAAATAGAAACTGAATAAGGTCTGATTGATTTAGAGTAATTTATAAATTATACATTAACTCAAAAGATGAAAGAAGATGTTAAAAAAGTGAAATATATATTATTATGATGATATAACAAATTAAAGGAGGAGATTTATTTGAGTATGATTAAACAAGGAGGATATTTAATTTATGGAGGAGATTTTGGAGGAGATTTATTTGACTATGGTTAAACAAGGAGGAGAAGATGAGATTTTATTCTCCAAACTTTAATTTTTTTGGAGAAAACATATAGAATTCATTATTTATAAAAAAAATAATGAATAATAATATTATTAAAAATTAACAATGCGTTATTTTTTAATAATATTATTATCGAATATAATTATATATGCAATTAGATAAATTTTTAGAGAGATATAAAACAACAAACAATGAATTTACACACATATCTTTACTAAATGGAAAGTATAATATACCAGATAATAAAGTAGATAAATTTTATGAGATATTATCAGAGACAAAGGATTATTATTTAGTAGAGAGACATTTAGATAATAGAAGTAATTTAATAATAGATATAGATTTAAAAAGACATGAAAATAAGAGAGAGATAACAGAAGAAATAATATATAAAATAATAAGTACAATAAATAAAATATTAAATTGTGTATTTATAAATTATGATAAGACAGTGTATATATTACAGAGAGAAAGTTTATATAAAAAAGATGGTGTATATAAAGATGGAATACATATAATATACCCAGAAATAGTAGGGAAATATAATATATTATATTTAATAAGAGATATATTATTAGACGAATTAAATTGGTTAGAAAGATATAGTATAACATTAATAGATGATATAATAGACAAGTCAGTAATAAAAAGTAATGGTTTAGTAATGTATGGTGGTAAAAAACCAGGATTAGAAGAGTATAAAATAACAAAAATATATGATAATGAAATGAATATAATAAATAATGAATATTCAAAAAAAGAGTTACTAAAAATATTGTCAATTAGAAATAAGGAGAGTGAAATATTAATATCATTAATACCAGATGAAGAAATAGAATATATATTAAATAATGATAAAATAAATGAAAATGATGATGAAATAAATGTAAAAGAAACAGTAAAAAATATAGTATGTAAAAATGAATTAAGATATATATTAATGAATATATTAAATAAATCAAGAGTAGATAATTATGAAGATTGGATAAAGATAGGTTTCTGTTTATTTAATATATCAGAAGATAATTTAAACTTGTGGATAGAATTTAGTAAAAGATCAATAAAATATAAAAAGGGAGAGTGTAAAAATTTTTGGGGAAAAATGAGAAGACCAATAAAGGCGTTGACATTAGGGACATTATATTATTTTTGCAAGATAGATAATCCGGAGATGTTAAAAGACATATCAATAATAAAAACACTAGATAATATAAAACATGAATTTCCGGATAATAATTTAGATATAAACAAGATAATAAAAGGATATAATTATATATATATAGATATAAATGATAGATATTGTCCAATACATAAAGATAATCATGACGAATATTCAAATTATTTAGAAATAACAAAGTTAGGAATAGTAATGAAATGTAGAGATTGTGAATGTTTGGGAAAAATTTATCCAAATGATAGAGAGGTGAATATAACAATGAAAAATATGTTTAATGTAACAATAAATAATAATTATGTAGGATCAACAATACAAGTGATAGAAGAAGATATAGAAATAGAGATATTGGATGTGACAGAAGATAAAGAATTAAATAGTTTATTATCAGATACATTAAATTGTACAAATGGTAAAGTGTATGATTTAGCGAAAATATTACATCATTTATTTAATAATGAATTTAGATATGATTCGAGAGATAAGAATTGGTATTATTTCAGTGGAAGATGGATAAAAAGTAATAATAAATTAAGAACAAAGATATCAAATAACATAGTAAATTATTATAAATTGATGAAAAATATAATAAATAAAAATAATGATCAAAATAGGACATTAAACAATGTAGAAGAAAATACAAAGAAGAAAGATAATAAAGAATCAGAATATAAATATAAGATAAAGAAAATAGATAATTTAATAGGAGATTTAAAAACAACAGCATTTAAAAATAGTGTAATAAAAGAGGCAGAGGAGATATTTACAGATAAACATGAAAATATAGTAGATAAATTAGATACAAATGTGTATTTATTAGGATTTGAAAATGGAGTGTATGATATAAAAAAGGGATGTTTTAGAGAGATCAATCCAGAAGATTATATATCAATGTCAGTAGAATATGATTATATAGATGAGAAATCAGAAGAATATAATAAAGAAATAGAAAGTAGATTATTAAAATTTTTAGAAGAAATACAGCCAAATAAATCTCAAAGAGAATATTTATTAACATATTTATCAACATGTATAATAGGATTAAATTTATTACAACATTTCGTGATATTTTTAGGAGAAGGGAGAAATGGAAAAGGTGTTATAACAACATTACTTTCAAAAACGTTTGGTGAATATTTTTCATCATTTAAATCAAAATTATTAACAAAACCAAGTACAGATGCAAATTTAGCTGATCCAATGATATTAGATTTAAGAAAGAGAAGAGTATGTATAGGATCAGAGCCAGAAAATAATGAAAAGATAAATACAGGTTTTACAAAATTATTAACCGGAAGAGATAAAATAAAGACAAGATATAACCATGGAAATGAAATGATAGAATTTGAAGTAAATTTTAAAATAATATTATTATGTAATAAAGTCCCAGAAGCAGATCATGATGATAAAGCATATAGAAGGAGATTAAAATGCATAGAATTTCCAACAACATTTGTAGATAATCCAATAAATGAAAATGAAAAGAAGATAAATTACAATTTAAATATAGATGAATTTAAACAATATTTTATTTTAATATTAATTAAATATTTCAATAATTATGAAGAGAATGGATTACCAAATAATGAATATATAGAAGAATTAACAAATAAAATAAATATAGAAAATAATAAAGCATTAGAATTTATGACACAAAAAACAGAAATATCAGATGAAAGTAATGTTCATACACAAATATTATATAATAGATTTAAAGATTGGTTTTATGAAAATTATCCAAATGAAAAAATACCATCAAATAGATTATTTTTACAAAATATAAAGTTAAATTATACTATATGTGACAATATTGTAGTGAATAAGAGAAAATCAACAGGAATAAAAAATTTAAAAATAAAAAGTTCTGAAATTTAAAAGTTTGGAGGATAAAATCTCATCTTCTCATCCTTGTTTAATTGTATACAATAAAATCTCATCCTTTTTATTTAACTTCTCCTCCATACAACCTTATACAATAAAATCTCATCCTTTTTATTTAACTTCTCCTCCATGTAACCTTATACAATAAAAACAATAACCTATCATTATCGTTAAATAATGATAGGTTATTGTTTTTAATTTAAAGAACAAAATCGTAATTTTGCAGTAAAAATATAAATAATGATTTTGGGGAAAATATTTAAATATATAAGTATAAATATATAGTAATAGTAAGTATGAATAATAATGTTTTATCAGATGAAATTATTAATAAAGATATATTGTCAGAAGAAAATAATAAAGATAATAAAGATAATAAAATCAAACCAAAAACAAAACTTGAAAAATATGCAAATGAAAGAAAAGAAATTATTGACAAATTATTTAAAATAATAAATGTTCAGTCAGAAAATGGAATAAGATTTTTTTATATAGACGATATAACAGAAGAGAAAGAAAAAGAGATATTAGATTTAAGAAATGATATTAAAAGATATTTTATAGTAAATGGATGGATATCATTTAAAAACACAGTTAAATTAGATAAGATACATATGAGTTTAATAAGAAATATTTTGAAATATGAGAAAATAAATTATACACAGTCACAAAAGATGACAAATGGTGTTAAAAAAACAAAATATATATTTTTAGAAAATAATGAAATATAATTTCAAGATTATTAAATGGAGATTGGGGCAGTGATATTATTAGATAGATATGGGCAAATGGTATTATTATATAGTACAATATTAGTCCATATCATAACCCTTTTTTACAGATTAATGTTTTTATTTTATCATACAAACATTAATATTTATTTACAATAGATATGGGATAGTGGTATAATTAGATAGATATGGGACAGTGGTATAATTAGTTGGGTATAGGGCAGTTGTATAATTAGATAGATATAGGGCAGTTGTATAATTAGATAGATATAGGGCAGTGGTATAATTAGTTGGGTATTGGGCAGTGGTATAATTAGATAGATATAGGGCAGTTGTATAATTAGATAGATATAGGGCAGTGGTATAATTAGTTGGGTATTGGGCAGTGGTATAATTAGATAGATATGGGACAGTGGTATAATTAGTTGGGTATAGGGCAGTGGTATAATTAGATAGATATGGGGCAGTGGTATAATTAGATAGATATGGGACAATGGTATAATTAGTTGGGTATAGGGCAGTGGTATAATTAGATAGATATGGGGCAGTGGTACAAGTAAATTTTATTATCCAAAATATTTATTAATCTGTCCGTTTAGACCATCGTGATTATAACCCCCGCCATCACTCTATATTTAATCTCATATTTTATACACCACTAATTATATACATCTATTCAACATCATACTTTTACCACCCATTTATACCCCAAAAATACTCTAGTATTTAAAATAATTTACTTTAAAAAATATCTCATTTATATATTGAACAACAATATAGAAAATAATATTCACTATCATATTATACATTTAATAATACCATCTTTTTATATCATACAACTTAAAATTCCTGATCTACTTTACCCACACTATATAACATAAAATGAAAACAAGAAATTAAAGTAAACAAAGTTAACTATATAGTAAAAAATAAACTAAGTATAAATATAAGTAAATAAAAAT